TACGAGACAGTCACCGTCCCGGCAGATGATCGGCCAGACGATGACGACACGGTGCGCTTGGGTCTGATCGCACAGGATGTGCAGACCGCGATGAGCGAGGCGGGTGTGGAGTTCGATCTGGTGAACGAGTCACCGAACGGCAAGTTGTCGCTGAAATATGGCAACCTCGTGATGCCGCTTATCAAGGCGGTGCAGGAGTTAAGTGCGCGGGTGAAGACGTTGGAGGGATGATGATGAGCCTGGACGATCTCAAGGTTGCGTTTGCAAGTGTCACGGGCCTCGGTAATTGGCTGGTTGAAATGGATGTGATTTTGAAAGTTGGTATTAGTATGGCGTCATTGATTTACATTATTTTGAAGATCAAACAACTGTTGAAAAAGAAAGGAAACAAGTAATATGTTAAAGTCTAAAACTGTATGGACAGCCGTAATGGGTGCGTTGGCGGGAGTCGCGGGATATTTCACCGGGGAACTCGAGCTTGGCGCAGCGCTTAATGTGATCATCACCTCGCTGCTGGCTATTTTTCTGAGACACGGTATCGCCAAGTCCTAGTGACAGATGGGAATCGTCAGTGCCATTGTGGCGTTGCTGAAAGCCTTTCCCTCGCTGGAAAGGCTGATTTCCGATTCATTGGATGGATACCGTGAGTGGGCGGCCGAGGAGCGCAGGGCTCAGAAGCATCGTGATATTGACGATGCTGTTGATTTCTTTGCCAAGCTGCGGGACAGTAAAAATGAACGGGGTGCAGGAGATGATGGATCACCCGCAGTTCCCGGTGGCGGCCAGGGCGGCGCCGGATTGGACACGGGCAGTGCTGAAGAAGCTGGCCGACACGGAAGCAAGGATTGAATCACAGTAATGCCGCAGGATTTTTCAGATGGCGACTCCGGGTTTACCGGGGTCAATACGCGCCTTGATCCGGGCCAGTTGCAGGCCGGGAACGTGGCCAGCGCCATCAACATGCGGTTTGAGAGGGGGGTGGCTGCCCCCCGGTACGGCGTCCGGAAGATGGCGTGGAGCAACACGCGCACGGAATCAGGCGGGGCAAGCAGCACGATCTCGTCTGCGGAGCTGACGAAGGTTTCGCCCTTTTCCGGCACGATCTACGGCAGCGGCATGTTCAAGGACCCCGCCGGGGAGGAATGGCTGCTGGTGGCGACCAGCACGGACATCTACCGGACACGGGCAAACAACCATGCCGTCCCGCTGCCCGACCCGGAGAGCATCACGCTCGCTGCGGATGTGGTCTTTGTGCAGTGCTTCCATGTGATGATCATGTTCCGTGGCGCCGACGAGGCCCCGCTGGCGATGACCAACATCAACGAGGGGTTCAAGTCCATCGTTCAGGTGCCCAGCGACACTGGGTTGGATGAGAACGACTCGGACGGCACCGAGGAAATCCCCAATGCGTCCAACGGAATTTTCTTCGGGAACCGGCTGGCGGTACCTTACTCGGGTGATCTGGTTGCGGTTTCCGATTATCTGAACTACACGCGCTTTCAGCCGGTGCTCTCGACCTTCCGCATTAATCAGGGCAGCGATGATGATCTGGTTGCCCTGTGGAAGTTCGACGAGAACACGGTGCTCTGCTTCAAGGAGCGCTCAATCTATGCCGTGCGAAACCTCTATGGCAACTACGCCGACGCGATGTTGCAGGAGATCACGCGGGGCTACGGGCTCAAGGCGCCCAAGAGCCTGGCCAGTGTGGGCAAGGATGTCTGGTTCCTGAGCGATCAACGCGGCGTGTGCAGCCTGCGCGTGGCCGAGAACGGCCGGGTGCAGGGCGTGGATGTGCCGGTGAGCGACCCGATTCAGACGGTGATCGACCGGATTAACTGGGTGTATGCAGACGTGGCCACGGCGGCCTATCATCAGAACCGCTATTATCTGGCCGTGCCGATCGATGGTGCGACCAAGAACAACGCGGTGCTGGTGTATGACTTTATCAATCAGGCATGGAGCGGGTACGACACCAGCGACCAGATTGGCAAGGCGGGCACATGCAACAACGCCAGTTATACGGCCAAGCAGAGCTGCACCGATGCCAGTGGGACATGGACTGAGGAAACCGGCCTCAAGGATTTTGTGATCATGCCCTACAACGGGGCCAACCGGCTGATGTTCCTGACCACTGACGGCTTTATCAACTTGTACGATGACCGGCATCTGAGCGGGTACGCCGACGAGAAGAGCACCAGCGGGGCGATCAGTCATGAGCAGATCAGCCACGAAATAACCACACGCGGCTACGATTGTGAGACAAGCCAGTACAAGCGCTTCCGGCAGGGGCGCCTTCAGCTTAACACATGGAACCCGACCATGACGGCTACGGCCGACTACGACGGGATCGGCGAGAGCGAGGATGTGTGGAGTGGTAGTAAGGCATTTGACCGCACCAAGTACGACCGGCCGTTTAACGCGGCCGACTACACCACCACGACGGCCAGCCAGGTTGCCACGGTAACGGTGACTGCCGGGGGCAGCGGATACAGCTCGGCGCCGGGGGTGAGCTTCAGCGGTGGCGCTGGCTCAAGCGCGGCGGCTACGGCGGTGATTAAGGATGGTGCGGTGGTCAAGGTGCGTGTGACCGATGGGGGCAGCAGCTACACCAGTGGCCCAGCGGTGGCCATTGTGGGCGCGGCGACGGCCTCCAACGCGGCGATTGTCACGACCCAGACCAATGAGGCAAACGATCACGCGACGGCGTTCCGGCAGGATTACAGCGTGAACCCCTCGAGCGCCACCGAGGGGGTTGATATTGGCTCGAACGGGATCGACTTTGATGCCCACCAGAAAACGACTTTGAAGGGCAACCTTCACAAACACGGGCGATACGCCCAACTCAAGATCAGCAGCAGCACGGGACGCATGGAAGTCACAGGGACTTCGGTTCAGGCAGCGCTGGCGGGGAACATAGCAAGCAAGAGGATGTAAATTATGCCATTAAGTATATCAGTCACGCCCAGTGAGGCGTACCCGGACGGCACGCCGGTCACAAGGGCCATGCTGCGAAACGCGGCCAGCCCGACGGTCAACATCACCGGCACGGTGGCGGCCGGGGACATTGCCGCAGGTGAGCTCAAGGCCGCCACGGCGTCGGCCGGGACATGGTTTCACGCCACGGCAACCGGCAGCGGCAACGCCTATGTACTGGACCTGACACCCAATGCCGAGACACCGGCCAATGGGACAATGATCCGGATGCGCGCCAACCACACCAATACCGGCACGGCAACGGTGGCGTTGGATGGAGGCACGGCTTTCGTCATTAAGAAATACTACGATCAGTTGCTTGAGGCGGGCGATATTAGGTCCGGGCAGGAGTGTATCCTCGCCTATGACGCGACCGCCAGCCCGGATGTGTGGCAGTTGCTCAACCCAGTGGGAAATCGCAACTACGTTTATTGTGCGTTCAGTGAATCGTCCACGATGGTTTGGGCGCTGACGGCTGCTGCGGGGTTCCCGGCGCCGACGGCGTATCGGGACGGAATGATGGTTGCCTTTGAGACGACGGTGGCGACCGTTCAGGGTGCAGGCACGCTCACGGTGAATGTCAACGGTTTGGGTGCGAAGAATGTCAAGAAGGATAATGATGCTGCGGTCATCAGGAATGATATTCTGGCCAATCAGGTTGTCTTGTTGGTCTATGATGCCAGCCAAGGCGAGTTCTGGCTGCTCAGTCCGTTCAATGTTCTAAACCGCTACGCCCTGACGAGCCTCTCGGCCACGGACACCTCGATTGCAGTGGACATGGATACGCCGCACCAGAAGATGACCATGACCGGCGCGGGCACGCGCACCATCACCACCAGCAACCGCAGCTCCGCCGCGACGGAGGTGAAGTCGGTGAGCCTGAAGATTTTGAACAGCACGGGCGGGGTCATCACGCTCTCGCCCAGCGCGAGCTGGAAGTTTATCGGGGGCGCTGGAGGCAACCGGGATATTGCGGACGGCAAGACGGCGATTCTGAGTTTGACCAGCTATGGCACGGCGGAAACCGACGTGGTGGCTGCCTACGCGGTACAAGCATGATATTTGCACCTCTCCATACCGGTTACATGGGACTGATGGGCGCGCTGGACAGCGTGGCCGTTTCGGTGGGATCGAGCCCCCCCTCGTTTACTTCAGAGCCGGACTCGAACACGGGGCTGAGCAGGGGGCAGTCCGTGTCTATGACATGGGATGCGTCGGCGGGGACGGGCAACCTGGCCAAGTATGAGCTGTTCAAGAACGGAGCGGAGATCGAGGAGAAAACCACGGTGCAGACGAGGTTCGTTGCTCTTTTCGTTGATTTTAAGCTGAAGAATGAGGGGGACTATGTTGTCCGGGTGACACAGGCCAACGGCGCCTACAAGGACAGCGGCAAGGTGATTTTGCGCATGGCCCACAAGGCGAATGACGGATCAAGTCTGCCGGTGGTTGATGGGGTGGATGTTTCGGGGGAGCACACTGCCGGGGGTCACTGGATCAAGGTGGATTCGTGGTCTTATTATTACGATTACTACCTCGCGCAGAAGTTTAAGGAGGACATTAATCAGATCAGTCAGGCGACCTACAATGAGGCCAAACGACAGGCCGACGCCCAATTCAGGGATATGTATCCGGATGTGGCCTCCTCGGATGTGGGTCCGAACAGTGGCAAGGAACTTTGGGTTTTTCGGTTTTCCATCAATACAATGTTTCCGGCGCTGGGCTATTCGGGGACGGTGGCTGATGTTGTTCCGGGGGCACCGCCCGGGGGTTGATAAGAATGATATTTGCACCTCTCCATACCGGTTACATAGGACTGATGGGCGCGCTGGACAGCGTGGCCGTTTCGGTGGGCAGCGCCCCGCCCTCGATTACCACGCAGCCGGTCGGCGACACGGCGTTGAGTGTGGGGGATCGTCCGGAGTTGACCATTGTGGTCACAGCCGGAAGCGGTCAGGCGATCGAGAGTTATACTCTGTACCGGAGCGGAACGGTGGTTTCGGTGATTGAAACATCGGCGCTTACGGCCACCTTTGCGATCGAGTCGTTCAAGGAGAGGGATGAGGGTGAGTATTGGATCAAGGTAACTCAGGCCAACAATGCGTACAAGGACAGTGGGAAGGTGTTTTTACACCTGTTGAGGCTTGACGAGGACGGGCAATATAAACCGTTTCATGTCAACATGGATTTGATGTTTCTGCGCTGGGTCCGGGTGGATGGCTGGACGTGGACCTATGAGAGTGGTTTTTATGCGTCGCTGTGGGGTAATGAGTATTTTCCACCGGGATCAGCCGACTCGCCCAGCGCGCGGGAGCAGCATTTCAAGTTGCTGGCGTATGAGAAGTACCCGGACGGCCCGGGCTCGGCGTGGACATGGGTGCTCGAGCCATTTGCGAACTTACATTATACGGGGGATAAATCGACGGTGGCCATTGGTGAGAAGCCGGAGGATTCTGTGGTGGGCGGTGGAGGAGGTGGAGGATGATCACCAACGACCAGATCGCGCAGGGCGCCATCACCGAGACGAAGCTCTCGAAGAATCTGCGCCTGCCTCACGGCAACCTAGCGGCGGTGAGCGCCGGTCAGGTGCTGGTGGGCAATGCGAGCGGTGATCTGAGCGCGACGAGTTTAAGCGGGGCGGTGTCGGTATCGAGCTCCGGGGTTGTCACGCTGGATCGCGGTGCGGTTTACACTGTTCTGAGGCAGCTCGGGGTGGTGTTTGGAGAGGACTTCAACCAGGATCACTCGATGCTTCTGGCACAGCACAGGGGCAATCCGAAGGCGTTCAACATCAATCAACTGAAGATTTTGCTCGGCATTCCGAGCACGTTCACCAGCTCGGAGCTGGACGTGGCCTACACGGACACGGCCGGTGGCGGTGGTGGGCTGGAGAAGGTCAAGAGCTTCACCGATCTGGAGGGGGCCAACCCGTTCGTGATCGACGGGTTCAGCGACGCCTACGACAGCTACAAGCTGGTGTGCCATGACGTGCTGAGTACCGCCTCGAGCACGGAGGATTTGGGGATGCGCATGGTTTATGGAACAACCGTAATCACCACTGACAGTTATCGTTATCAAAGGGACGAGACTGCAAATGACTATGAGGTATGGCATACCACCTCTGACGGCACCCAGTATGGTTTTGCGACCATCTGCTTTGAAGATGCCGAGTCAGGCGCGTTTGATTTCAACCTCTACAATTTCAGGAACACGGCGGCCAAGGGCGTGTTTACTGTGGGTCACGGGATCAGTTATCATGATTTCTCGGCGCAAGACGTAATCAATTCGTATCGTTTTTATGGTGGCATGAGGTGGGCTGGCGGTATTGCCACGGCCGATCGCAAGGTGGATGCGATCCATCTGTATCCGCTGACCGCTTCGGCGGTTCAGGCAGCAGGCGCAGCCAAAATCAAGGGCAAGTTCACCTTGTACGGCTTTAAGAAATAGGCATGGGGCAACTTAAGACAGAGATGGTCGAGAAGGTTAAGGGGTTCGCGCCCTTTGAGCAGATCGCCATGATCTACCGGGATCGTGCCAAGTTCTATCAGGAGCTCAACAACTACATGATCGGTGGGCTGGTGGTGTCCACGCCTAGGTTTTTCATCATGCTCAAGCCGGTGGACAAGTCGGTGGAACCGAGCGGGCAGTGGTGGGCCAAGAATCCTGACACATGGTATGTGCGCTGGGTGGCTGGCCAGCGTTATTTGAAAAGCATGTTTGATGCGGTTGAACCGCTGCCTTATGTGATGTTTCGCCGGATCAATCCCAACGGTGAAACCGGGTTGAAGATTTACGAGTGGGATAAAATGTACGGGAAACTAAAATAATATGCCAAACAGGAGAGCAATAAACGGGGGGTCGTGGAGAAGCACCCCTTCACCCGCAATGGGCAGGAGCGGCTTTAAGGGCGGTGTCGAGGCGGCGCCCGGAAGAAGGGCTCAAGGTGAGATGATGCCCGGAATGGGCGGTGGCGGGCCGAGCGCGGCTCAAATGGCGGTAGCCGCCGGGGGCGCGAGCCCCTTTGGAATTGGAATGATGGGAATGGGCGGTGGCGGTGGCGGGCCGAGCGCGGCTCAAGAGGCGGTAGCCGCCGGGGGCGCGAGCCCCTTTGGAATTGGAATGATGGGAATGGGCGGTGGCGGGGCTGAGCCCATGTCACAGGGCGGCTCGAAGGGCGGTGTCGAGGCGGCGCCCGGAAGAAGGGCTCAAGGTGAGATGATGCCCGGAATGGGCGGTGGCGGTGCGGCGCAAGCGGCGGGCACACTGAATCAGGCCGCGCCCCCGGGCGAGCGGGTGGCCTTTGTGAATCCGATGGAGGAGACAATGCTCAAGGCAGCCGGTGGCAGCGGCCGCCCAAGCTCAGGCGGCGTGCCCAGCTACAAGAAGGGCGATGTCGAAGCCCCGCCGGAGGTGGATTACGGCGCAAAGATGTGGGACACGTTGATGGCGCAGAAGAACATCATGGGGCCGATGGCGGAGGAGGAGCGCAAGTGGGGTTCCTACATGTCGGAGAATGAGCTGATGAAGCTGCGCACCCTGCTGATGGGCACGGAGGACACGCCGGGCCTGCTCTCCACCTACGAGGGCGACGTGGACCCGGCGCTGCGCCGCATGGCGGCGGCCCAGCAGATGAGCAAGGTGTCCGGTGATGTGTCGGCGATGGAGGAGTTCGGCCCGGCGATGCGCGAGGCGATCCGTGCGCAGGACCCGGACCGGGCGGCGTTGATGGATGCGATGATGGGGCAGGCGCAGGAGGGCATGGAGCTGGGTGCCCAGCTCTCCCCCTACGAACAGCGTCAGGTGTCCCAGGGCACGCGATCGGGACAGGCGGCGCGCGGCATGGGTTACGGGCCGCGTGATGTGGCCTACGAGAACATTGCCCAGCTCGAAACTGGTCGGGCCGAGAAGCAGCGGCGCTTTGCGCAGGGGGCACAGGCGGCTGGCTTGAGTCAGGCGCTCTACGGCGACCCGTTCATGCAAGTGTTGGGGCGCTCGAGTGGCATGAGCCCGATGGCGGCGGCCGGGATTGGCGGTCAGGCGGCCGGGATGGCCCCGGGCCGGTTGTTCAACCCGGAGAGCCAGACGGCGTTCGGGATTTACAACCAGAACGCACAACGGTTACTGGCAGCCAACACTGCGAGTGCCGCGAACCGGTCGGCGATGACGACCGGCGCAATGGGCATGGCGGGCGACATGATACCGTGGTGTCATGTGGCGCGGGAGGTGTTTGGCGAGGGCAACTCGCAGTGGGTGGCGTTTTTCGTGTGGAAAGAGTTCCGGGGGCCACGGTGGTTCCGCAAACTTTACAACCGGTTCAGCGAGCCGGTGGCGCGGTTTATCCGCAACAAGCCGAGGGTGAAGAAGCTCATTCGCAATTGGATGGAGGAAAAGATCAATGGCATACGATAGTCCATTTAGCGGAGCATACGGCGGGGCAGGGCCAGCGTTGCCTCCCGGGTACATGGAGATGGCCACGCAGCCCGGGCGCGACGTGCAGGGGTTGCTCAAGAGCATAGGCGAGAAGTTCAAGGAACGGCGCGAGAAGAAGAAACAGGAGGGCAAGGAGCTTAAAGCCACCCGTTCACTGGCCAAGGCGCTCAAGGACTCGCTGGGCATGGAGGATGTGGACATCGAGAAGTCGGATGTTGACACTCTCATGGGCAGGATTCAGGCGCTGTCCATGAAGCAAAAGCTGCGCGAGGGTGATCAGGATACGGCGACGATGAAAGTGATCCAGCAGACGCTCGGCGCCGAGGCGGAGGATTTGGCCACAAGGCGAGATTATCCGCTTCTTGCCCGGGGTGCCCCTTTGGGCGCGCAGGATGAGAGCCGGTTGCAGGGCCTTCAGAATCTGTTGCCTGCCATCGAGCAGAATCTGGGGATGCACCCGGAGATGGTGGAAACCATTATGGAGTTGAGCCAGGGCGGCGGCCCGCGTGCGGGTGAGACATTCGAATTGAGTCCGGCCGGAGGCGTTGGCATGTACACCAGCAAGGGCGGCCGGTCAGCGGCAGTGGTTTCAGGCATACCCAAACCGCAGACGCCACTTGAGGCGGCTCGAACGGGCTATTATGAGGCGCAGAAGGGCAAAGTGCAGGCGCAAACGAGGTCAGAAGAGCTTTATCAGGGTGCTATGGAGAAGTTTGGCGGCGGCAAGGTGGACACCGGCGAGATGACCCCTGAGCAAAAGAGGACAGTCACCAAGTTGGAGGCAGAAATCCAGTTGGCAGAGAACAATCTCAAGAGGATCGCGCAACTGGGTAATGACGCTCCGTTTGTCAATTATGATAGTGGTGTGATTAACTTAAAGAAGAGTCGTGCGCAGCAGGGAGATGAGACGTTTCAGTGGGGTGTGAAGTCCAAGTCGGATGCGAAGCTCGAGGAGGAGCAGAGGCTGGCGGCGGCTAAAGCTAAACTGGCCAAACTGCGCGGCACAAGCGGGGCGGCGGTTCCACGGCCGCCGGTCACGGGAATAGATCCGATGGCTCCTGAGAATCTTTTCCCGAGTGAGTGATGTAATCAAAAGTTGGCGGAAGAAATATCCGAACTACGGTCATGTCAGTGACGATGAGCTGACGTGGCGGATCGGCTCGAAGAACCCGGGGGTTCTCGAGCAGGACGAGCAGTTCAAGAAGGATTTTCACCGGGTCAACCGCCCGATCAAGCGTGCCCGTGCCAAGCAGGAGATGAGCGCTCTGCGCAAGGAGGCGATCTACAATGATGCCGCCTTCCAGCAGAAGTACGGGCCGCGCACCGAGGAGGGCAACTGGTACGACCAGCTCACCTACGGCATGGCCGCCGGGTTCAACCGGGTGGGCGAGGCCGCCAACAAGGTGCTCGAGTCTGGTGTGCGAACCGGCGTCTATAAATACCTACCGGGAACGGCAATCCCTGCCCTGATACACCGGCTGGCTGTTGGTGAGGAGGGAGCCCAGCGCTTCCAAAAGGCGGCGGCGGATCAGTTCAAGGGCGCGGCGGCGATCGCCGCCGAGGACGCCAAGATTATCGACATGGTGGCGGGCGAGACTCAGGGCGCACCGTTTGCCAAGAAACTGGGCGAGGGCGCCATGAGCCTGATACCGTCGCTGGCGGGCGGTCCGGCGGGAATCTGGGGTATGGCGGTGGGTGGGGGTCTGCACTCCTACGGCAGCGCCCTGGCTGATGGTGAGCGCGCCTACAAGGCGCAGGGATTTAGTGATGAAGAGGCGTTCAACAAGGCGCTGGCCCCGGCACTGGCGCAGGGGCTGGGCACGACACTGATCACCCGGGGTTTTGGCAAGACCGGTATCGAGTCAATCCTTGCGCCGGGAATGAAGGCCACCTTTAAGAGCGTGGGCAAAGCGTTTTTCAACGGGGCCAAGTACGAGGCCACCGAGGAGTGGTGGGATCAGTTGTGGCAGTCGATTGTGCGCAAGATGACCTATCAGCCGGACCTGACCTTCGAGCAGGCGTTTCAGGAGATGGCCGAGGCTGGTGTGATTGGCGGAATCCTTGGCGGCGTCGTTTCTGGTGTGAAGGGGGTTGAGGGTGAGGTGAAGTCCAAGATGCTTGATTGGCAGATGGACAAGGCCATCACCGAGAGCGGCCGTGCCATAGCGCTCGAGGAATCGTTGCCCGCCGGGTTTGCCGGTGAACCGGAGCCTGTCGGCATCATGGACACGCGCCCAGCCATCCCTAATCTTGAGGCGGACATACCGGACGTGGTGGGTGAAGGCCAGAAGGTCACGGTCAAGTACAAGGCACCGGGCGGTGGCGAGGGCATCATCGAGAGCGGCCCGGGCACCACGCGGGACACGATCCAGCGGCTGCTGTTCAACGCCAAGGCGGGCGAAGTGACCGAGGTACGAATCGACACGGCACCGGAGGCGGCACCCGCACCGGAGCCGGTGGTGGAGGAGGCGGCACCGGAGGATGAATTTGCGCCGACTCCGGAAGAGGCAGCGATGGAGGCCGAAGCCTTTCCCGAGGAAGTGATCGAGGAAGAGGCTGCCCTCGAGGCGGAAGCGAGAGAAGAAGCGGAGGGAGAGGTACGGGCCGCTCGACTCTGGGCCCAGTCCTTGACTGAGAAGGGGATACCTAACGCTGAAGAGGTTAACCGAATCGCCGGTGAAATAAGAAAGACTAGCGAGGAAGCGGTAGATGCTTTCCTGAACGAAATTGAGAGAGCTACAAAGGCTCCTGCGCCTGAGCCGGTGAAGGAGGAGCCTGCACCTACCCCGACGCCTGCACCGGAGGAGGCGCCCGGGTTTGAGGCGCAAACGTATCAGGGCGAGCTCTCCGACGCACAGATTTTTCAGGTCCAGCAGTACGTCGAGGAGCAGGCGGAGCGTGGTGGGTTTAACCCGGAGGAGAATGAGTCTTATGAGACTGTCTTACAGCTCAAGGAGGCGCGTCGGGTGCGTAAGGCGGCGGCCTCTCAGGGGATGCAAAAGATTCATGATCAGCAGCTTGAGCTTGAGAAGCGGCTGAATGAGCAGATCAAGGATTATTACAATGAGATTTTGGGGGAGTACCCGGATCAGTTCAAAACACAGTTGACACCGGACGAACCCCTGTTTAAGCAACCCCTGAACGAAGATGATAAGGATAGAGAAGCCACAAGACCTTCCGTGGTGGAGGAGCCGACTCGAGCACCTGAAGGAACAGGAGCCGGACCTACTCAGGAGTCTGTGGGGCCAGAACAAATTGAAGAAGCACCTCGACCAGATCGCGGACCGGGCGCAAGAGTTGAACCACAGCCTACAGCAGAAAGGGCTGAGCGAGAGCCGGGCGAGGGAGGTCGTGCAGGCCGACGTGGTGAGCCCGATCGACCCGAGGGAGCAGAGGGAAGAGCTCCGGCCCCCGAGCCCGCAGTTGCTGAGCCAGTTGAGGGCGTGGGAAGAGCGGCTGGCGGAGAGCTAACAGATCCGAACCACAGCATTGAACCGGGCGACGAGATAGCGCCCAAGGGCAAGAAGGGCAAGGCCAACGCCAATCTTGCCGCCATCCGACTGCTCAAGCAGCTTGAGGCGGAGAACCGCCCGGCCAGCCCCGCAGAGAAGAAGGTGCTGGCCCAGTACACCGGCTGGGGCGGGGTCAAGGAGGTGTTCGAGCACGGCAAGGCGGCGGCCGGTAACGATCCCAACTGGGAGAAGGATTGGCGGCCACTCTATGACGTGGTGCGTGCCGAGCTCGGTGACGAGGAGTATCGCCGGGCCTCGGCCTCAATCCTGAACGCGCACTACACGTCGGACGAGGTGATCGGTGAGATGTGGGAGGGCATCCGCAAGCTCGGGTTCAAGGGTGGGCGCGTGCTCGAGCCGGGCGCGGGCATTGGGCATTTCTTTGGCCTGATGCCCAATGATCTTGCCAACAAATCGCACCTGACAGGTGTGGAGATTGACAACATCAGTGGGCGCATCCTGGCCAAGCTCTATCCGCAGGCCAAGATTCACCAGAAGGGATTCGAGAAGGCCAACATCGCCAAGGGCAGCATGGATTTGATCGTGGGCAACGTGCCGTTTCACAAGGATGGCCCGGTGGACGGGGCGTATCCGAAGGCAAGCCTGCACAATTATTATTTCCTGCGCGGCATTGACCTCCTGAAACCGGGCGGCCTGATGGTGGCGATCACGTCCAAGTCCACGATGGACAATGATGTGTCTAAGCAGTCCCGGGAATGGCTGGCGGAACGGGCCGATCTGGTGGGGGCGATCCGGCTGCCCAATGATGCCTTTGCCAAGAACGCCAACACACAGGTCACGACCGACATCCTGATCTTTCGCAAGAAGGACGGGATGCCGTTCAAGGAGGGCAACCTGTTCACGCGCAAGGCGGAAACCAAGACCCACAAGGGTGAGCCGATCAAGGTGAACCAGTATTTTGTGGACAAACCGGACATGATGCTGGGGCGGTTGAGCCTTGAGGGTACGCTGTACGGGGGCGACCCGGAGATGGCGGTGCTGCCGCACAAGGGTCAGGAGCTTGGCCCGCAGATTGTGGAGGCGTTTGGCAAGCTGCCCGGGGAGGTGTTTGGCAGTGACACCACGGTCAACGATTTCACGGCGCCCGTGGAGGCGGCGCCCGGCATGAAGAACAACACGCTGGTGCTGCACGAAGGCAAGGTGGCTGCGGTGCGCGATGACGTGCTGGTGGCGCCCGAGTTCAAGCACGCCAAGACCCAGGGAGCGCGGGCAAGGGATTTTCTCGGGGTCAAGGAGGTGGCGCAGGCGATCAACCGGCTGCAGCTCGACCCGGCGGCGACCGAGGAGCAGATCGAGGTGGAGCGTGCCCGGCTCAACAAGGTGTACGACGCCTATGTGAAGCGGCACGGGGCGTTCAACGGTTCCAAGTCGAGGTTCCTGTGGGAGCACGACGTTGAGTTTCCCCAGCTCGCGGCGCTGGAGACGATCAGGAGCCAGTGGGTGCCCCGGATCGACAAGAGCGGCAAGGCGCGCACGGTCAGGGAGGATACCTACCACAAGTCGGACATCTTCAACCGCCGCACGGTGCGACCCCGGCTGGCGCCGACAAGCGCCGACACGGTGGGGGATGCACTGCAAATTTCATTAAGCTACAAGAACGGGCTCGACCTTGGTTACATGGGGGGGCTGCTGGGGATCACGGCGGACAAGGCCAAGCAGTCGCTGCTCGAGCAGCAACTGGCCTTTGAGAACCCGGACAACGGCAGGCTCGAGACGCCCGAGGAATATCTTTCCGGGCACGTCAAGGACAAGCTGCGGCAGGCGCGTGAGGCGGCCAGGGACAACCCGGCCTACGAGCGAAACGTGGCCGAGCTCGAGGCGGTGCAGCCCGCGCCGATTCCGTTGGAGAAGATTGGGTTTCGGATCGGCAGCCAGTGGATCAGTCCCAAGATCATCGAGGGCTTCGTGCAGGACGTGCTCGGCACACCCTCGAGCGTCATTCACGTCAGTGAAACCGGCCATTGGAAAATTCAGGCTAGGGGTTATGCCCGCTCGAGCGCCAATGAAGTCACCTACGGTTTCCCGGCGGGGGACAAGCTGGGCACGGACCTGATCAATGCGGCGCTTAACATGAAGCAGCCTGCGGTGTGGGTGTCTGACCCGAGTGATCCTACCGGCAAGAAGAGAATGAAGGATCGTGTGCTGACCCGGCAGGCCCAGTTGAAACTTGATGAGATACAGCTCGCGTTCACGGATTGGGCATTGAAGAAGCCGGAAGTGGCGCAGGAGCTCTTCCGTGATTACAACGAGCGCTTCAATGGCACGGTGGACCGGGTGTACCGGGAGCCCGCATGGCGGCATTACCCGGGCGCGGCGGATCAAAAGGAATTATATCCGAGCCAGAAGCGTGCGGTGAGCCGCATCCTTCAGGGCAACACACTTCTTGCGCATCAGGTGGGCACCGGCAAGACGTACACGATGGTGACGGCGGCGATGGAGATGCGGCGGCTGGGCATTGCCAACAAGCCGATGATCGTGGCACTCAACTCCACGGTGGAGCAATTCAGCCGGGAGTTTAGGGAGCTCTACCCACAGGCCAAGGTGTTGGTGCCCACGGAAAATCAGCGGGACGCCAAGAACCGCCAGCGCCTGATGGCGATGATCAACACCGGGGATTGGGATGCAGTGATCATCCCTCACTCCTTCCTTGAGAAGATGCCGGACGATCCCAAGCGGGAGGAGGCTTATATCAATGAGGAGAAGGATGAGCTTCAGGCGGCGCTGATACAAGCCAAGGCAGCCGAGGGCGGTCGCTCGGTCCGGGCGACGACGCTCGAGTCGGCCATCAAGAGGCTCGACTCGCGGCTGGACGAGTTGCAGAAGCGCAAGGTGGACGAGGGCATGACCTTCGAGCAGCTCGGCGTGGATGCCATGTTCGTGGACGAGGCGCACCAGTTTAAGAAGCTCTCGTTTGCCTCCCAGATGGAAACCATCAAGGGGCTGGATCGGGGCGCCAGCAAGAGGGCGAGCTCGCTGTTTCTCAAGTCGCGCTGGGTCATGGAGAACAACGACGGCAAGAATTTTGTGCTGGCAACCGGCACGCCGGTGTCCAACACGATCGCGGAAGCCTGGACGATGATCCGCTATCTCTCCCCGGAGACGCTGAAGAAGTTTGAGATGGAGCGCTTTGATTCCTTCGCCGGAATGTTTGGCAATACCACCACCGAGCCGGAGCTTACCGCCGGTGGGCAGTGGAAGCTGGTGCAGAGATTTGCCAGTTTCCAGAATCTGCCGGAGTTCAGGCGCGCATGGCGTACAGTGGCCGATCAGGTGTGGGCTAACGAAGTGGAACAGATCAAGCTGCCGCCGCTTAAAGGGGGTGAAGTGCAGAACGTGGTGCTCGAGCGCACCAAGGCGGTGGAGGAACAGATTGCCAAGATTCAGCAGATGCTCGAGGAGTTCGAGAAGATGACCGGTCGGGAGAGGCGGGAGAACAGCCACATCCCGCTGGTGGCCACGGGGCTGGCCAAGAAGGCGACGATTGACATGCGCCTGATCGACCCGTCCCTGCCGGATGATCCCGGTAGCAAGGTCAACAAGGTGGTGGAGAACGTGCTGCAACGCTACCACGCCACGGCTGATAATTTGGGGACGCAGTGTATTTTCTGCCAGAATGTAAAGACCCACATCGAGGGGCTCGAGCCGCATGAACAGTTCAATGTTTATGAGGAGATCAAGGCCAAGCTGATGGAGGGCGGTGTGCCGGAGCATGAGATCGCTTTTGTTACCGGTGGCATGAAGTCGGCAGAGAAGCGTGTGTTTGGCGAGAAGATGAATAGCGGTCAGGTGCGCATTGCCATTGGGATGACCGAGACGCTGGGCACAGGGCTCAACATTCAGGAGCGCATGGCGGCGCTGCATCATCTGGACGCGCCGTGGCGGCCGCAGGACATCGAGCAGCGCAATGGCCGCATCTCGAGGCAGGGCAACATGTACGCCACGCTGGGTGGTGTGGAAATCCTGACCTACGGCATGGAGCAGACGCTTGATGCGGCGATCTACCAGAAGCTCATGATCAAGGCGCAGGCCACAGAGTCATTGTTGCGGGGCGATGATGAGATGCGCGTGTCCGACGATGCCGCCAACGAGGTGGAGATGAGCTATGAGGAGCAGTTGGCGGCCTTTAGTGGGGATGAGCGCACCTTGCAGCGGGTTGGGCTGGGTCAGACGTTGCGCACGCTTGAGATGGCCCGGAGCAGTTTTGCCTCGCAGCAGGCCAAGGCGAGGGAGGATATTGTCAAGTACGAGGAGGAGCTGATCCCGCAGCTCGAGGAACGTCTCGAGCATGAGCAGGAGCTGGTGGCCAGGATTCCGGACAAGGTGGACAGCGTGGAGGTGGAGGGAAATACCTACACCGATCGCAAGGCCATCCGGATCGCGCTCGATGATTACATCACAAAGCAGACGGCGGAGGCCAAGGCGAAGCAAAGCAAGGGGGTTGGTGCGGTTGTTACCGTCCACCATGCAGCGCCGCCGTTCAAGGTGAACGGGGAACTACTCAAGGCCACGGTCAAGGGCAGCTACGATCCCAACGCAGGCGATTGGGCCAAGGGGCCTGATGGCAAGCCTGCGGTGCAAATCCAGTATCAGTACGAGAACCCGGTTCTGATGTCGTTGGTGGCCAACTTTAAGAGCGGGCAGGGGTTCCTGCAAAGCATGGACTCCAAGCTCAAGGAATTTCAGATGCGGCCCGAGCACACGGCGCGTGAGCTCGAGGGGTATCGCAACAATCTGCCGACGCTCCATGATGCGGTGAACAAGGAATGGCAGCGGCAGAAGGAGTATGATGACGCGGTGCAAAAGATGGCGTTGCTCGATGCCGAGATCAAGGAGGAGCAGGAGGCGAGTGAGAAGGTTCTGCAGGCCGAGAATCGGGGCAAGGCTGGGCTCGATCAGATCGACGAGCAGCAGAAGCGGGGCATGAAGATCGAACCCGGTGGCGGGCGTCCCGGTGAGGCTGGTTTTGTTAATTTCAATATCCTGGCTGATCTGGCCATCAAGGGCGCTGATCTGATGCGCAAGGGCTTCACCCACTTTGTGAGCTGGTCAGGCGCCATGAAGCGGGTGTTTGGTGATCGTGTGGGGCGCTGGTTAAAGAATGTCTGGAACAAGGTACAGCGTCAGAACCACGCCAAGGCGCTGAACCTCTCGCCGGAAGGTCTGGCTGCCAAGCACCGGATCGAGCGCAAGCGCGAGGTGGATGAGGAGGAGAAACCGGACTACGCCGAGGAAAGGCACCGCAGTTGGCTGCGCGATTATGTGACGCGGCAGAGTAAGAAGGTGATTTATCACGGCAGCCCGGACCTGTTGCTCGCCCAGCAGGGCCTGAACATGCAGCACAACTACGATCAGGCGGCGGTCAAGCGGCAGGGAGAACAGCTCGAGGAGCAGCTTTGGAAGAGCCGCCCCGAGGGTTGGTCACTGCCAGGATTTCTGCGATCCGGGCCTTGGAAACGCCGAATTAAGGATTTTAAGGGGGTGTCCTTACCCCTCGCCGCTCATTTAAACGTCACAGGGCGCGATTCTGAGGGCAATTTTATCTTTGAACCCTTTGAAATGCGCGCTGGGCTCATGTCTAAGGCTCAATTCGACAAGGGAGAGCACGATGTTGGCGACATGGTGATGGTGTCAAACCCGCTCACAGGCGAGCAGGATCAGCTTTACATCGACAAATACATCGAGACACCGGACGGCCGCCGTGGGTTTCAGTTGATTCGAGAGATGCCTGCGCACATCCAGCAGGAGCTCTACAATCATTTTACCACTGACGAGTTCCCCGAGTTTGGCTGGTTTATCGACATGTATATCGACCCGGCGCTCAAGGACACCCGGCAGACAGTGGGCGGGGTTGAGATCCCGGTCTTTAACCGGTTCGCGCTGGCGGCCATGATGGCCGAGAACAACCCGAACTTTGATCCGCTGGACGCCTACACGCCTGACGTGCTGGTGAGTCGCTCGCTCTTTGGCGCGATCCGCAAGGTGTTGCAGCTACGCACCGGCACGCGCTCGGCCGGGCGCAAGTACAAGACCGGGAAGAGCCGTGAAGAGGGCAAGGTGCTCGATCTTTTGAGTGGCTTTAATGTACGGGCGTTGCAGGCGATTCAGGAGCGCTCACGCAAGCGTTGGCTTAAACAAGTCATCAAGCACGGCAAGGCTTTTAAGGGA